TTATTTTAGATTTTCAATGGTTTGATATAACCGTTTGAAGAATAAACATTTAACTGAGTATTTGAGAAACAGTGGTAACGAGTTGGCAACTGTGCTATTTTCAGCGTTTTGCGGTGCTATACTGTCAAATAACTCTTTCACTTGCAAAGTTATTACTTTTTATTGAAACGCACACTTTTCCGATATGAAATTTAACAAAAAGTCTCCAACAAATATATGTTAGAGACTTTGATTCATTATAATTGGATTTTTATTTATTCAGATGACGATAAACGACATTTGATATATCTGCCATTATTTTTGCGTTATCATCATCAGATTCACGAGAATCCTTTATCAAAACAACAATGTAGCATTTCTCACCGTTGGGAAGATATATCACTCCTGCATCTCCCTCGCTTATCTGTATGCCATCAGCAGTTCGGTTAGAACGTCCCGTTTTATGCCCAAATTTTATATCGTTAGGCAACCCCGCTATTAGTTTGTTCTTGCCAGACACACAATCAAGCATGGCTGTCTCTAAAAACGCAAAATGCTCTTTTGTCAAAATATTTTCTGTATGGAGTTTCTTGAGCAATTGCGCAATAGCTAATGGTGTGCTCCAATTGTTGTAGCATAACATAATGTCCGTATGCATACTTTCCTCTGTCTCCGTGAAATTCATATCCTTTATCCCAAGAGATTTTATGTAGGAGTCCACTTCATCAATACCACCAACAAACCTTATTAACCAATCGCATGTGTTGTTGTCGCTAATTGATACTGTGTATTTGATTATATCCCTATAAGATATACGAATCCCTTGGTCGGGATATTTATCCCTTAACGGGCTATACGTGTTTTTCAGCATTTCTTTCTGTTTGATATACACCATTTCATCCAACGGAATATTCTCTGCTTCCATTTTTTTCAAAGCTGTCACTGCAATATGGAATTTGAATACACTCATAGTGGGATATTTGTCCTCGTTGGCAATGGTTATTATGTCGTCATTATGGATAATTGCCACCCCGACAGACGCTTGCTTCCCTTTGATAATCTTTTCAATTTCCCGGGTCATGTTTTGCCCGAAAGCCATAATGCTGCAACAGCAACAAAGCATAACTGATAGCAGCGTTTTTGTCATGTTCATTTTTGATAGTGGAACTTTTTGTTTCATATAGTTTTCTTTTTTGCTTCTTAGCCCAAAGAAGCGGATGCTCAAATGCAGAAACGTGGACTACCAATGCAACATTCTAAGTCGAAGGTCGTAGGAAACCTAAATGCACGAATGTAGTATAGCAGCCCACGCTATATGCGTGAGAACCACTATGCCATCCTTGTGCAGTGTCTTGAATTTCCTACGTTCTCGACTTACAAGAAAGCATAACGCTTCTGTTTTTCTTATGTCTCGGATAGAGTTACCCCAATCCGAATGCAAAAGTACAAAAAATCCATGATATGTCATTCAACACACACGGACTTTATTTTGATTTACAGTTGCATACCTCTGTTCTGTCTTGGCTTCGGTATTCCGATTGCTTCTCTAAACTCGTTCATTTTCTTTCTGAACCAACTAACGTGCGATACTCCGTCAATCTTGAAATCGAACTTTCCGTTTTCGTCCTCCTTGATGGAACATACAGCACGTTGGGTTTCAAAGTCTCGGTTGAACTCGGAAGAATAGAGTTTGCCTTTTATGGGAACATCCTTGAACGTGCATAATCTTCGGATTATATCATCATTGAAGCCCAAGCGTTCACGCAAGAAGTTTATTGTCGGCATCAGTTTCTCTACATAAGGGAAATAGCGTTTCACAAAGTCAGTGAACTCGGACATCTTGCGGTGTCGCTTTTCGTAGGTATCCGTTATCTCCTCTATGTGCTTTGTGTGTTGCCGCTCCCTTTGTCGGGCTTCTTCTTCAAGTTCCGATACACGCTCATGCAAATTCCTGTTCTCCCTCTCCAATGTCTTGACCTTGTTACTGCCGAAAAGAGAACCGACACTTTCGGCTATGTTGGTCGCTGCGGTCGTGGCTGCTCCTTTCAGTTTCTCGGTCTGCACCTCTTTCTTGGCTCGTTTCAGTTCTTCCTGTGCCGTCTCTTTACGGTCTTGGAGTTGCCCTATATCAGTCTGTAACTGTTCCTTTTGTTGCACCAAATCACGGTAATACTGCCGTGTGGTGATGTGCCTTGCTTCCGAACCGTCAATGCCGCGCTGCAACCCATAACCGCTCATGGATTGAGCATAGGTATCCTGATAGGATTTGAGTTTGGCGCGTGTCATAATATCATCGGCACACAGCCTTACAGTGTCGGTCGGTTTCTTGCGGTAACGCTTCTTTACCTGTTCCTCTTTCTTCTTGCGCTTACGCTCTCCTTTGACTATTGGAACAAGGGTAGCGTGTATGTGCGGTGTCTGCTCATCCATGTGTAAGACTGCCGACACGATATTCTCCTTGCCGAATGTGTCTGCAAGGTATTTCAGATTGTCGTTGCACCACTCGTCAAGTCTGCCCTCGTTGGTGATGCGTTCCATATCTTCGTGAGTTCCCGTAAGCAAGATACGGATAGCCCTCACTTGGTTGTTTCCGATTTTGCGTGTCAGTCCTGCGGTATCCAATCGGTGCTGTATGGCTTGTGTCCTGTTCCCCACCCCGTCAGGAAACTTTATCAGTTCCCGATTTAGGTGTGTCCTGCTCTCATCGGCATTTTTCGGTTTGATGGTGCGCTCTATGTGCGCTGACATGGCGGAATCCGTTCCGCTTGTCTTTTCCATATGTAATACTGCATAACCCATATAATAATCCTTTCTTTTTAGCTTGTGAAACAATGGTCTGTTATTATTCTGTACGGCTCTTGCCGTTGGCTTGGGAGAGTCCAGAGAGGTGCAACCTCTTTGGCTTATTGGGGAATTTTCAGCGTTGCTTGCAATGCGGCTCGGAAAATTCCCTAATAAGCTATGGTATTTTCCGTTGGTAAATATCCGCACGGCAGCAAGCGTTCCCACTTGTTACATCTTCAGCCCTCGCTTTTTCGGTGGCTGCATCATCCGCCTTGCGGATTGGACTTGCCCCTCCTGCTTCATCGGATCTGCCGATTGGAACAAGGGCTTACCGCACAGGTAATCGTTCAAATCCTTGTACTCACGGTAGTATATAGACTTGTCGGAAATGCGTTCCCCGAACCTTGCTTTCAGATGTTCACAGGCTGTCCGTCCTGCCGTGTCATTGTCAAGAAAACAGCCGATATGGGAGTAGTCAGCCAATATGCCCTCCGCCTTTGCGAGATTGGAAACGGAGTTCAGTATGACATAGTCCTGTGTGGTCAGTCGGGGATACTGCGGATTATTCCTCACACGGATGGAAAGGAACGAGAGGTAATCCATGAAACCCTCGAAAAGATAACACATACTTCGTGGTTCTCCTCTCTGTCGGATATGGGTGATGTCTTTTGGAGCGACACAGCCTTTGAAGTATCGGTTGCGCACCTTATAGCCCCCTGCCATATTCGGAAAACCGATGGCAAAGTATGGCTTACCCTCATATATGTAATGCAGTTCCCGACATTCTTTCTTGGCGAGTTCGGTATTTATCCCACGCTCCTGCAAATAGGATAATAGTGCAGGAGAGGATAAATTCACAACTTGCAGGTGCCGGAACATCGGCTCTGAAACGGATTGCCGACCAAAAGAGAATGGCGTATGCTTGGCGATGTGCAGATGCGGTGTCTGTTTGGCGATGCACTCCAACAGATACGGCACATTGTCGGAACGATAGAGTTCCTGCGCCAATGCGATGATGTTGCCGCCCTTGCCAATACCGAAGTCATACCATTGGTTGAGTTCGGTGTTTACCTTGAACGAGGCTTCGGCTTCCTCTCTCAGCGGTGATTTGTACCAAAGGCTGTTGCCTTGTTGCTTGACGGGTGTGTACCCCAAACTTTGCAGATAGTCTGCGATTCTGATTTGTTTTGCTTCCTGTATTGTCATAATGTATATTCCTACGGATTTGATGATGGTTGATAAAGCGATGATTTGATGAATGGGCGGCTTAACACATTGATTTGTACTTATATATCCTCTCATCAATTATTCATCAAACCACTCACGAAAAGAGAAATTCATCGTTTGCGGTATCGGGTGTGGTCTGTCCTTCCTGTTTTCTCTTTTCATCAGTGAATTTCTTTTGATGAATGTTTGATGAGAATGTAAATATTTATATTTCAATATATTTATATACTTATTCATCATTTCATCAAAATAATCATAGTGTTTCCAAAAACGCTTTTGTCACGGTGTAGAACCGTCCTGTCTTCCGCACGGGCGAATAGTGGCAGTCACGGGTATAGTCCAACTGATAGGTGGTATAGGTAAGCGTGTTGGGTGCAGGATTAAGTTTCCAGCACTCTTTCAATACCTTGCGGATTTGGTGTTTCTCCACCCTTGCTTGTGAATACCGCAGCAAAAGAAAAATGTCGTTGCAGTCGAAAGAGAAAGTGTCCGTGCCTACGCTCTCCATAATGTCGAGGATAAGCTCGTGCATCTCTATCTCCAATCTGTTGCGGTTGCTGCGGATGATTCGCTGCAAGGCTTCGGTATGCAGCAGCGAGGGGGCGAACCACATACGGCTTTTCTTTTCGGTGGATAGCTGCCTGTATTGCAAAAAATGGAGAAAGGCAGGTATCTCCGCTTTCAGCTTTTGCAGGAAGTCGGTATCATCCGACTGCAAGCGGTCTATCTTGCGCACCCAATAGCGTGTTTCCCCTGCATCAATGATTACAGGCAGATACTCGTTGTTGGAACACAGCACGAACTTGGCGAAGAATGCTATTTCGTTACGGTCTTTGCCTTTGGCTTCCACCTTGTAGGATAGTGCCGTGCTTAGGTTCTTCAACCGCTCGCTGTCCTCCCTGCGGCTCAACAACACCTCGTCCACCACGATAAGGAGTTTCCCTGCCCAGTCGGAATTGAACTGGCTGCGGAAATCCTCGTTGGTGTTGAATGTCACGTTGTTCTGAAACAGGGCTTTCAGAAAGTTCAGAAATGTGCTTTTGCCTGTGTTCCGTTCTTCCGATACCAACAGCAGGATGGGCAGCTTCTGTATGGGTTGCAAGTAGAGCAGTTGCAGATAATCCATCCCCAACTCGTATTGCTCCCCGAAGATGTGTTCCACCAATGAGCGTATAGATGGAAAATCACCCTCTTGCGGTTGATGGTCTATCGGCTCGTAGAGATTTAGAAACTTGCCGATTACAGGCTGATAATTGACGTGTTCGGGTACGGTGCAGAAGCCGTCATACTTGGATACACTGCCGATGTAGTCCTTGCCGTAGTCTTGGCGCAGGGTCTCGTTGTTCCATGCGATGCGTTTCCTTACATACCCTCCGTTCAGTCTTGGCTGCTCTACAATCTTGTAGAGCGTTGTGCCGACACGAATAAACTCTTCCTTTGCCATGCCGCCATCCGTTAGCGGTCTGTGGCTGTCATTTACTTTGTTTGCTTCCATATTCCAATGATTTAAGTTTGAAAAAAATGTCAGCTACAAAAGTATAAGTATTTGTTGGATAGATTGATACGCAAATCGCAGCAGAATGGGGAATAAGACACCTCTCTACAGAAAAGTGAGCGGTTTAGGGTTGTAAAAACAAAAAAATCCCGAAGAAACAGGGCTGAAAACAGTTGCTTCTTCGGGTGCGTGAGTATGTGTGAATGGCAATACGCCTATGCAAAGTATTTCGGATTTGCCGTATCGGTAATGCTCAGCGAAAAGAAGACGTTTGTTTTTTCTTTTCGCAAGTACAGTCTTTCAAGTACGGCTCTGCGAACCTGCTCCGCTCCGAATGTATTGATACGGAAAGCAAGGGCGATGATGGCTTCGAGATTGCAAACCTCCATGCTGCGTTTGTCCGACATGCGGATGGTACGTTTTATCTCATGTTCCCTCAAAACTCCGCTTTTGCAAAGAGCCTTTATCCCTGCTCGTATTGTAGGGGCGACAACCCCGAACAGTTCACAGAGTTCCCACTCGGTCATGGCAATGGAGCCTGTATCTGCCGGCATGGCGATGTTGCCATGTACGTCTATCGTGATGATGCTTCGTTTCTCTTTCATCTGTATTCTTCTTTATGGGTTATCAAATGGCACTGCAAATACTTTTCTCCATATCCACCAACTTGTCGGACAACTGCTCCAAGTCCTGACTTATCTTTTGGGCGGTTATTTTTGCGTAGATTTGAGTGGTCTTTATATTGGTATGCCCCAACAGACGACTGACAGTTTCAATAGGGACTCCGTTGGATAACAGTATGGTGGTTGCTGCCGAATGTCTTGCGACATGGTAGGTCAGATGCGTCTTTATACCGCACAACTCGGCTATGGCTTTCAGCTTTTTATTGCAAATGGTGTTACTTGGCATTGGGAAAACCTTATTGTTTTTCGCCATGCCCTCGTACTTCTCTATAATCTTCTTGGGAACGTCCAACAGACGGATATTCGATTCGGTGTTGGTCTTCTTTCTTCGGGTGATAATCCAAAGATTTCCGTCAAAGAATGTTTGAAGGTTGTCGGTGGTGAGGTTCTTGACATCGGAATAAGCCAGACCCGTGAACACCGAAAATAGAAACAAGTCCCTCACAAGCTCGTGGGTCTTGTCGGGCATCTCTGTGTTCATCATGGTGTGTATCTCCTCTTTCGTGACATATCCTCTGTCCACGCTTTCGGGGGAGTTGATATACCCTGCAAAGGGATTGAACGGCAGACGACCGTCATTCCTCGCTATCGAAATGATGTGTTTCAACACAATCATGTAGCCCCACACGGTATTGGTGCGGCACTTCTTCACGGCGCGCAGGAAATACTCGAAGTCGTTGATGAACGTGAGGTTCAACTCTTTTAGGGGAATATCCTCACGCTTATAAGCATGGGGCAGGAACTCCCGTATATGCTTGCATACGGTCTGATAACGGGTAAATGTTCCTTTGGCACGGCTGTGTCCGACTTTCTTTGCAAACTCCGCATTGTGTTGCTCAAAGAGTTTCAATAAGGTTTCCTGCTTGATACCGATACCGAGATAGGCATCTTTCAGTTTGGCAGCGGTTACATACCCGTCCGCCTGCATCAGTTCTTGGTAGCGGCGGTTCACCTCCACCCGAATCTTGTCAACCGCACGGTTGATTCTCTGCGCCTCGGCACTCTTGCCCGAAGCACGGTTGTTCTTCACGTCCCACAAGTGTGGGGAAACGTCCATCTTGCAGCTGAACTGCTTAATCTCTCCGTCCACCGTAAGGCGGCACATCAGTGGCAGGTTGCCGTTGGGCTTCGCACTGCCTTTCTTCACATAGAATAATACCTTGAATGTACTTCGCATAACTCACATTTTTTTGGTTACAAAATTAGTTTACTGTGAGTTACCGACAGCTACGCAGAATTACGCAAATCGCAGAAAAATAACCTTTTAGCTAAAAATCTTCTTCAACCACTCGGTAATGATGTGGTAACTGAACTCTTGCGCTGTATGGCTTCGTTATGGTTATCCACTGGCTACGTTGCCATAGACAAATATAGCGTAACGAACGCTTTGTCAGCCTATTCGCTACGCTATTCTCTGATTTACTTTTTAGCTATCTGTTTATTTTAA